AAAAACAATCATGCTCTATCCCGGAGAGCATGTAATTGATAATAGGCCTGGATATTCTATTGATACTAATGGATCTATAAAAGATGCCAATAATATTACTAGAGCTCTTCCAGAATTTACAGGAATAACAATATTTGACTTAAATAATATTACGAACGAACTGTACAAATATAATAGTATTAATGGTGGTGTAATTGTTCCTAGAGGAACTTCGATAGTTGGTATGGATCTTAGAAAGACTAAGATTCGTCCTAGATATATTCCCGATCCAGTAAATTCTCTTGTTGACCATTCTGCCATCTTTAGAGTAACTGGTGCTTGCTATTTCTGGCAGTTCAGTATTTTTGACGGAAAGGGTTCTGTTTATAAGGATAATCAACCATCTACTTTCTCTCCAGATTTTAGTCACCATAAACTGACTTGTTTTGAATATGCTGATGGTGTTAATATTGTAAAAGGAAAGGGTCTAACAGACCTGCAGATGTATTACCATAAATTGACAAGAGCCTATGGTGATGCCTCTGGAAGAAAAATTAACGAATATCCTCTTAATGCTGATTTCCAACCAAGAATTCAAGAGAGTAAGATTGTTGGATCTTTGGGTGGAGAAGTTGGAATTACAAGTATCTTTGCTGGAAACGCAGTTACACCATCAACTAGCGTCACAGTAGTAACTTCCGATCCTCATGATCTGGGTGTTGATAGTCCTATTCGTATTAGTGGTGTTGATAGTGGATCTTCACCTGCTGGATACAATGGATTATTCTTAGTTTCTGATGTAGACTCTGAAACTCAGTTTAAGTATACAAGTTCTATAGTTCCTACTCCGGCATTTGTAGAACCAACATCAGCTAATGTAAATGTTGAGGTTGATACAGTTACTGGTGCATCTCCTTATATTTTCAATATCTCTATGAGATCTGTATTTGGAATGCAGGGATTACATGCTGATGGTAGTAAGGCCACTGGATTTAAGTCTATGGTTACTGCCCAGTTTACTGGTGTCAGTCTTCAGAAAGATGATTCAGCATTTATTAAATATAATGAGACAACTGGATTGTATGATGACCAGGGATCTCTTGGAAGTTCGTCTATTCTGCACTTAGACTCAAGAGCAGTTTATAAACCAGAGTATGAAAATACTCACATCAAGATTTCAAACGATGCGATTGTTCAGGCTGTTTCCATCTTTGCTATTGGATATGCAAAGCATTTTGAGTGTATAAGTGGTGGAGATATCTCCTTAACAAACTCAAACTCAAACTTTGGGGCAGTAGCGTTAGCATCAGAAGGATTTAGAAAAGCGGCATTCAATAGAGATAATCGTGGATTTATTACGAGTATCATACCATCTCAAGCTTTAGTTGAAGATAATTCACCAATCTCAAAGAATACTTATGATATAGACGCAGTTAAGACTAGAACTGTTGCTAATTCTTCAAGACTATATCTGCATGGATATACAACACAGTCTATTGAACCTCCTTTGTCATTTGATAATTATAAAGTTGGTGCAAATCTGAATGAAAAACTATATGGTCTGATAGCCACTGGTGGATCGTATGCAACTTACGAATCTCCAGTATTGATGAGTGTTCCTAGCACTTCTACTAATGAGATAGCATCTTCGAAGCAATATTTCGTTAATAGAGTTTCTGGAAACAATGATATTGATACATCCACATACTCCGTCACTTTTACTTCAGAGCATGACTTTATTACTGGAGAAAAAATCAGAGTCTTCAGTGAAAATGGAGCATTGCCTGACGGATTGACACATAATCGATTATATTATGCTATTCGTGTTAATAGTACACAAATTAAAATAGCTCCAGGTCTTGATGAAGCTAATTCGGGAAATGCTCTCGTTTTGAATAACAAGGGTGGAAGAATTTATGTTGCTAGTAATGTATCTGATAAAGTTTCTGGAGATGTAGGTCATCCAGTTCAATGGGACTCTACTAATACTCAGTGGTATATCAATACTTCTAGTACAAATGGAATATATTCTGCTATAAGCACAGGAAATACTCCAGATGTTATTACTGATGTTTATATTGTTAGAAAGAAAGACTTCAGAAGGAATAGGGATCTCTCATATAAAGTTAGATATGTTATTCCTAAGGAAGAAACAGATGCTAGATCTCCATTAGATTCTTTCAATATTCAAGAAAGCTCTACAACTGGTGATTATCGTGCTGGAACACTTACATCAACATCTCAGTCCAAGAATAATAAGTTTATTTCAAACTGTATTTTCAATGGTGGAGTTGTAAGTGTTACTTCTGAGAAGGCACATAATCTTAAAGTTGGTTCGAAGATTGTTGTTAACAAAGTAAAGAGTACAGTTAATACTGTAGGAGCAGCTAATTCTGGATTTAATGGTAGTTTTGTTGTAACTGGAATTTCTAGCGATCTTACATTCACATATTCTATAGAAGATTTCCCTGGTGAAATAACCAATGTTACATCTACTCGTAGTAGTGATCTTCCTAATTTTGAAATAAACGAATATACTAATGCACTTTCAGTTTATAGTGCAGAAGTATTGAAAGAGTACAAACCATTAGTTAGTGATGGTGTTTATCATATTACTATCGTTGATAATTCTGTTGAACCTGATGTTAATTTCTTCAACAATGGCGAATATAAATTTGCACAATCTATTAGCAACTTAATTCCAAGAACTGATAGAGATAATCCAGTTGATAATTTTGAAACAGCAGTTTCTTATGCTATGAAGAGTCAGATTGGTGTTGTTGTTACCAATGATCCAAAGAGAAGTATTAGTAAAGAATCTGTTAGTAAGTTATTGCTTTCTTCTGGTAGAGCTGGAGAAGTTAATAATGTTGAGGTTGACGATATTGTTCTTGGAAAAACATTCGATGGACTTGCTGATCGTGTTGGATCTGCTGTTAGCGTAACTACCTCTGCTGGCCATGATTTTGGCAAACTTTCCTCTGTCAGCATATATGATCACGAAGGAACACTTCAAAATGGAACAAATTATGTTCCTGGAACCTATTATGGTGTAAGACTTGTTGGTCCATCTACAACTAGTGGAGCCACAGCAGAAGTTACTGTTAACTCAAGTGGAAATGTTTCTAGTGTTTTCATAATGGATGGCGGTTCTGCTTATGGTATTGGTCATACCTGCGAATTAGCAGACATTCCAAGATCTGCTGCTGGTCTTGTTGGTATTGTCACTGTAAGTGCTGGTGATGTTATGAATGAGGTTGGATCCTCTTTCGAAATATCTGGAGTAAGAAACGTAACAACCGTTGGGATAGCAACTACGGTATCCTCTCTGAACGGTTCTTATCAGTTGCTTGATATTATTGATAGTAATACTTTTAGATATACCACTAAGACTTCTGTTGGAACAACTGAAACCGAAGTTTATAGTTCTTATGTATCTCAGACTGGTCCTTCAATTGCTGTTACTTGTCTTTATTACGGATCGTCTGTTGGTATTGTAACTGTTGGCTGTGGTCAAACACATGGATTATCAGTTGGTAATAAAGTTAGAATAGTTGGTATTGAGTCCTTCAAGGCATTCAAAGGTGAGAATGGAGTAACTGATAGTGCTGTTACTATTCATGATGAAGAATTCTATGATGATTACTTTGTTGTAGATACAATTGGAGTCGGAGCATCCAATTACTTTACTGCTCAGGCCAAGAAAGGTCTTACTGGAGTTAAGAGTTTTACTGGAATCACGACAGCATTCTCTCTCAAGACTGCTTATGCCTCTCAGTTTGGTCTTCCTACGATGGAAGATGAGAAATTATCTGAAAGACTATCACCAATTTATACAGGAATTAATAAGAACCTTACTAGTACTGTTGCAGCATCAAACTCTACTATTAGTGTTAGTGATACAAAAGGATTATACAAAGGAGATTTCATTCAGATAAAGGATGAAATTGCTAGAATTGTTGATGTACCAACTTCAACAACTCTGGACGTTATCCGTGGTCAATTGGGAACAGACTCTAAAGCATATCCTGTTGGAGAAGTTCTAAGAAAAATTTCTCCAATTCCTATTGAACTTCGTAGACCTTCTATCATTCGTGCCTCTGGTCATACATTTGAATATCTTGGATTTGGTCCTGGTAACTACTCAACAGCTCTTCCTCAGAGACAGGATAGAGTTCTCACAGATAGAGAAATCATCAACTCTCAGGCAAGATCCTCTGCTGGTGGTATTGCCGTCTATACTGGAATGAATGACCGTGGAGATTTTTACATTGGCAATAAGAGAATCATTTCACCAACTGGAGAAGAAGTCGTTGTTGACACTCCATTCCCAGCTGATATTACTGAGGGTGATGCTTCTAAGTTGAAGATTGATACTGATGATATCTTGGTTGGTAAGAGACTTCGTGTTGAGGGTGGTCCTGATCAGGAAATGGTCAGCACCTTTGGCGGTCCAGTTATATTCTCTAATAACATCAATGTTCTCGGTGGAGAGGGTGTTCAGGCAGTTAATCTGAATCTTTCTGGAGATCTAGATCAACCAAGAAAGATTACGATGTCTGATACTAAGCCATTGATTGATGGTAAAGTTGGTGATATTGTATTGAACGCAGTTCCTGCCTCTGGTGGATTTACTGGATGGGTTTACACAACTGAAAGTACTTGGAGACAATTTGGTCTTATCAGTACATCAGATACAGAAACAAATCTTGTTGTTGATGGTGTATTTGCGAATGGTGATGTTGTTGGATATGCTGGATCCTTCACTAACTTAAATGTAACTGGAATAGGAACGATCTTTAATGCCAATATCCAAAGTGGTATTTCATCTGTCGATGCTACTTCTACCAAGGATCTCTATGTGTCTGGAATAGCTACATTTAAGAGTGATAATCCTGGAGGTATCAAGTTTGAATTCTTAGGTGGAAATGTTGGAGTTCATACCAATATAAGAGTTAATGCTGAGAATGATGGTGACGTAATGTCCTTTGATATCAATCAAGATTCTAGACACCCAACTGGAGCACATTCTGGAGCACTTGCACCTAAAGGAGTTAGAGTTGTAAACAAAGTTACAAGAGTTGGTCTTGAAACTAGACTTGATGCCTTAGATAATGATGAAGCACTTTATAATTTTGGAACAGGTCTAGTTGGAATTGGATCTGGAACTATTGAAATTGATCTTAAGTATGGTAATAATTTTGAAATTGCACCAGATATTGTAAGTGAATCTGTCGATGGTCTTGTAGGCCCATGCACATTCTTTAATCCTAAGAATGTATTTGCCGGCCAGCAAGGTAGTATTGAGGTATATGTATCTGCTGGATCAACTGCTACGTTTGGTTGGGGAACATCATTCTATTTCCCAGGAGGAACACCACCAACTATCGGTGCGGGATCGACAACAATGATCGGTTATTATGTCTTTGAAAATGAGATTCCAAACGAATCTCCAGGTAAGATTATGATATCTGCAATCGAAGATCTGAGGCCATCTGTATGACACTAGAAGTTTTTCCTTTATGGATGCTATACAAGGAATTTCAAGTTCCTTTGGGATCGATTGTCATGTGGCCAATTGCAGATCCAAATAAATTGCCAACTGGTTGGATGATATGTGATGGTAGATCATTATCTAGGACAACTTATAAGGAATTATGGAATCAAGTTCGTTTAACTTATACTTCTGTAGATGATGGATCAAATTTTAACATTCCTAACTTGAGTAATACTTTTTTGAAAGGAACATGTCCAAATTACGATACTTCTACGGATACTTATAGTTGGAGTTCTAACGATCTTCCAGGAACTACTGAGGCAGAAGGATTCAATCATTCTCTTGTTTCTCCTGCCATCACTCCAAATATTCAATTATCGTCTTATTCTACACAGGTTTCATATCAAGTTACTACCTCAGGACAAGAAATTCATTCTCACTCCGATGCTGTTCAGGAAGGTTATCGTTATACTACAATAGATGATGCAGCCTCTGATACAGCTGGTCATGATCATGATACTTCTGCTACTAATGGTGCTGGAGCAAAGCACTTGCCTGGGGGAGCATCAAGGAGAACTTCGAGTGATTCTTCTTCATATGATTGGCCATATGGTTCATATTTTGACAGAAACGGATATGCGAAATCCTCTGCCATGGCACATTCATTCCAGGCATTGTATACTTGGGATCACAATCATACACCAAAATCTAGAAATTCTTCAAATTCTCAACAGGGAATTATTGGTGGAGTTAATGGAACTAGTTTAGTAAATGAATCTGGTGGTGGTCAGTTGACACCAGGAACTGGTTCTGTTGGAAATCATACTCACGTTGCACAATATTCGATAGAAAGAACTCACAATCATACTATTTCTGGACAAACTGGTAGTATTCAACTGAGTGGTTTTGACTCCAAGATAGAACCAAAACATATGCCTATGTTATACATAATCTATACGGGGGTAAGTTAGATGTCGTCTGGTTTAACTGGTCTAATTACTGTTATTGCTTCTCCCTTAAATGCTACTGGTTCTTTCTCTATACCAGAAGGGTGGTTGGTATGTGATGGGAGATCTTATAATAAAAATTCTTATTTAAGTTTATATAAAAATCTACTAAAAGATGGGCCTAATTCTACTTTTGATTCTGTAAGTAATCCATTATTATATGGTGGAGATACTGATAATTTTAATGTTCCTAATCTGAATAATAGATTCATGAGGGGATATAAAGATGGTGATGCAACTGTTCAACCCGGCCAATACACTCAGGAAGAAGTTAATTTGAGTGGACTTACTGCAACACCAAGCAATTCTCAAGTAACTTTGAGTCAAAATTCATCATCATATTCATCGGTAACTCAGAGTATTAGTGCTAATGGAGAGCATAATCATATGTATGCTCAAGGTGGTGGAGATGGTGGTCAAAAGTTGAGTGAATATGCACAACTTGACTCACAAAGACAGTTCTTTCATACGAGAGTAGCATTCAGTTCTCAACTTCAGGGACAAGGATTCGCAGTACATTTGAGAGATTTCAGACAAAGTGGAAATGCATTTACAACTTGTGATTTGAGTTACGATCATTATAGTATGTGGTCTATTATTCAAGGTGGTAGTAGTGGTTATCAATTATCAATTCCAGATTCTGATCATAATCTTTCGTATTTGTTTGGCGGCCAATATTCTGGTCAAGATATGAGTCAGTCTTCTATTAGAGAAAAGACATTTACTACTATGTCAGTAACCAGTCTATGGGGATCAACTGGTAGACCTTTTGGTCATAATTCTCAAGAAGCTAATACTGCTTTTAGGCATATCCATAAATACAGCATTACTATTGATAATAATACTGGTCATCAGCACGATATAAGTTCCGTGTCTAATGAAACTCATAGTCATGCTCATACTGTGACAATAAATCCTACAGTTCAAAATACTGGTACAGGTACAGAACTTAGACCCGCAAATACAAAGATGATTTTTCTTATCTACGCAAAATAATGGCATTAAGAAATTATCCAACTGGAACAATTTTACCTTTCCCAAATGTTCAGACAGATTCGATACCAAATGGGTGGTTGCTTTGCGATGGATCGGCTGTAAATAGAGGTGGATACGGACAACTATTCTCTTTGATAGGAGAAACGTATGGTGCTGGAGATACAACAACAACTTTTAATGTACCAAATCTACAAGAATGGTTTATTAAAAGTGTAGATTCTTCTACCATGACCTCTGGAGAAGGAGTCAGTGTAAATTCATCAGTTCATTTACAGAATGAACAATACACTTATGATTTACAAGCACAAGTAGCACAATCACAGTACACGGATTCTGCAAATACTGGTCCTTTTAATCATACATCTTCATCAGCAGGAAATCATCAACATTCTTTTACATATTATACTGATACAAGATCTTTTGGATCTGGACTTAATGATAGTCAGTGTATTGACAATATGCTTCCAGTAAATCCTATTGCTGCTCAAGGAAAAGTGCATCATAGATTTGGTAATGTTCAAGTACAGAATGATTTTCTTTATCATGAAACCACTGCCACATGGAGTCAGCATGGTTCAAATACCCGTGCTCATGCTGCTCAGTCTGATGTATATAATTACTACTGTCCAGAACTAGCGGCAGCTGCTTCATCACAGCATCAGTGTACTGCTGGAGCTCCTACATGCTCTACTCAAATGGTCGATATTGGCATATCAGCTAGTGGAAATGGAAAATATAGAAACATTACCTATGGGTATCATGATCATTATATTTGTGAAGAGTATCAGGTTCAGAGTGGAAACAAGGTTTCTCAATCTGGTTCTTCGGCATATCAAGCAAGTTATTCTTCCAAGAGATTATTCGATGTTCATCAGGCTCATACTCATGGAGGATCTTTGTCTGTGAATGAACAGTCTGGGATTACGCATGGTTCTATAGAGCACCAATTTTCAAGTAATGTAACAGCAACACTTAATGTTGCCTCTGGATATCCGGGAGAGGGGACTACTAATTCTTCTGGAGATTTGAAACCAGCAGCATTAGTTCTTGGTTTCATCATAAAGACATAAATAAATAATAAATCACACTGATTGGGGGAAAGTGAACCCATGGCATCATTTCAAAAGAATTTTGTCGTCAAAAATGGCCTAGAAGTTGGATTAAATAATGGTTCAATTTTAGTTGCGACTATTGAAGGCGTAGGAATAGGAAGTACAGTACCAGGTTGTGCTCTTTCTGTTGTTGGCGATTCAAAAATTTCCGGAATAACTACATTCGGACGAGATGTAGTCGTTGATGGAAATCTGACTGTCAATGGCACAGAAACAATCATCAACACTTCTACTCTGGAAGTAGAAGATATTAATATAGGCATCGCTTCAGCAACAAATAAACTAAATGATAGTCAACTTGATGGTGCTGGAATTACGATATATGGAAGTGCTGGAGATAAAACTTTATCGTGGGATAATTCAAATTCAAGACTGGCATTTAATACTAGTGTATATGCTCCAAGTCTAAGTGCTATTCACTCACAATCTGATGGATTGAGTGTTGCTGGAGTATCAACTCTAACAAACAAATTAGAAATTAGAAGTGATGATTCTAGTCCTGGTAGAGTTGACTTCTATTGTGAAGTAAATAATCTTCATAGAGTAAGACTGGAGGCTCCTCCTCACGCCAACTTTAGTGGTAATCCTGTAGTAGTTCTTCCAAACTCAAGTGGAAATCTATTATTGGATAATGGATCTGGTGCTTCTCTGACTAATCTTAACGCAGATAATCTTTCTTCTGGTACAATACCTGATGCAAGATTTCCATCGACACTTCCTGCCGTAGATGGTTCTGCTTTAACTAATCTAGTTGCTGGAATTGGTATTGGAACAGCCTCTGGATCTGTTGGTTTTGGTATTACTGTTCTCAGTCTTGAGGGCCCTGGAGTCAGCACTGCTATTTTAGACCAGGCATCTGGCATTGGCACAGTATTCTTCGAAGGTGGAGGTGGTGGTGGATCGATTAGTGTAAGCCTAACACCTCCCACTAGCCCAGCATCTGGTGATCTTTGGTATAGTCCAAATCATGCTAGAACATTCATTTATTATGATGAAAGTGTTGTTGGATATGGTACTGACGCATACTGGATCGATGCTGCTCCATTCCACATACCACCAGGAAATGCTGTTCCTGGAATCAGTACGACAGGAACCTCTACATTTAATAACTTAAGTGTTTCTGGCGTTGTAACTGCTACTTCATATTATGGTAGTGGTGCTAATCTGACTGGAATAACAGAATCTCAAATCACTGATCTAGGAACCTATGCTACAGTATCTTATGTTAATTCTGAGGTAGCAGGAATCGTATCCGCAGCTCCAGCTACACTGGATACACTGAATGAGTTAGCCGCAGCATTAAATGATGATGCTAACTTTGCTACAACGGTCACTAATCAATTAGCATCGAAAGCAAATCTTTCTGGAGCTGAATTTACTGGAATCACCACATTTACCAAAGTAATAACTGGTAGAGAGATGGTTCTCTCTGGAATTGGTACTGCGAACGAGTTTGATGCTCTCTCTGATATTAACTACAAAAAGAATATTAAGACTGTAGAAAATGGATTGGATAAGATTGTAAGTCTCCGTGGTGTTTCTTATGATTGGAAACAGAGTGATAGACCATCATATGGTGTGATTGCTCAGGAACTTGAAGAGGTTCTGCCAGAACTTGTTCATGGTGGGTCTGGTAATGATCCAAAGACTGTGAATTATAATGGAATTATTGGCGTCATGATTGAGTCAATTAAAGAGTTGAAACAAGAGGTCGAAACTCTCAAAAAAATAATAAATAACTGAAAGGAGGAATAATAGAAAGTGGCTTTAAATTTTCCTAGTAATCCAACAGTAGGTCAAGTACATTCGGACACTGATTCTGGATTTTCATACGAATGGGATGGAGTAGTATGGAAGAGTTTTACTACAGCTTCCGCATCTAATATCAAAAGGATTGATGATATTTCTTCCTCATTCAATGGCATTCTTACTTCCTTCGCACTTACTTCAAATTCATCTACAGTAACACCAACTAACAATCAATCACTAGTTGTCAATTTGGGTGGTGTCATTCAGGATCCAACCGATGATTATACGATTACAAATAATAATATCGTATTTTCTACTGCTCCTGTAAGTGGACTATCATTCTCGGCTATTCTCCTTGGAACATCTTATTCAGCAGTAAGTCAGACCTCTGAATATGCATCAGTCTCTGGTATCGCTACTTATGCTTCTAATGCTGGTATTTCAACATATGCTTCCACTGCTGGTATTGCTACTTATGCTTCCACTGCTGGTATCTCTACAGTTGCAGAAAATCTGACAAATTCGCCAAATATTATTGTTGGATCAGTTACTGCAGATTCTGTCAGTATTGGTTCTAGTATTCAGATGGGTAATATTGGTATTATTACAGCAAAAGCTTTTCATGGTGATGGATCTCAATTAGATGGAGTAACAGTAAATACAAGTTTCTTGGTCTCTGGAAGAGTATCTAATACAACTATTCTCCTTAGCTCTGGATCCTTTACTATTGAGGGAAGATCTGGTAATATTAATATTAATGCTTGATATTGATGAACTGCTAAATAAAAATGAAAGCTAATCGATTATAAAAAAAATGGCGATTAAAGTCTCAGATACTACAGTTATTGATGATAGTAGAAATGCTAGCAATCTTGTTAGTGTCTCTGCTGCTAGTTCAGTAACTGCACTCTCATTTTATGGTGATGGATCCAATCTTTCTGGAATTGCTGTCAGCACTACCTTCCTTGTTTCTGGAAGATCAGCGAATACGAGCATCTTACTTTCTGCCAATTCTTTTGTCGTAGAAGGAAGA